CCAGCCCTGCGGAACGCACAACAGTCCAGATTTTATCATCAAGCTGAACGGCAGAGCATATTTTATCGAATGTAAAAGCTCCAAGCAGGCATATCCTACGTACAATAGTGGCCTGCCTAAAGACTCTTACATATATATTTTTTGCTCTAAGAAATATGATGCGACGACAGTATATTTTGGCAAGGACATTGTGAGCCGTCAACAACGCGCAGCTATTGATCAACACTTGCCGCGTTTGGATGCACTAGTTGCTGAGTTAAATAGCTTATTAGCCGATTGTGACATTCACGAACGCGGCTTAGCGTTATATCCGCGCGCAATGTGGAACCAAAAAGGTGGCGGCTGCTACACAGATTATTTTAGCCATCCGAGCCGCGTCGAGTGTGAACAGGGAGTGTTAAGTGCCGTATAAAATTTTACATGGTGATTCATTAGATATTTTAAAAGAGCTGAAAGATAATACTGTTGATAGTTGTATAACCGATCCGCCGTACGGCATGGGTATGGAGCATTGGGATCATTCGGTACCGTCCGTTGAAATTTGGCGAGAAGTCTTAAGGGCACTAAAGCCGGGAGCATTCTGTTTGAGCTTTTGTAGTCCACAGCTTTATCACCGTATGGCAACTGCTGTGGAAGACGCAGGCTTTGACATTAGAGATCAGATCATGTGGATGGTGACCACAAAGATGCCCAAGAAGAATCGCCTCAAGCCTGCGCATGAGCCCATTGTGGTGGCGCAAAAACCCTTTAAGGGAAGCATCCAGCAGAATTTTGATGAGTGGGGAGTCGGCGCCATCGATGTTTTGAGCACTCGCGTGCCGTGGGATGGAAAGCCGCCTACTGGATGGGTTGGCCAAGGTGTAAAGCGTAGAAATTTTGGTAAAGATGGCAAGCACTCACGTGCCACCGATATAGAAACTAAAAAAGAAGGATGGGTGGTGTCTGAAACTGGTAAGATGGTGGACTTTGGAAAGGTAGACGCAAATCCAGACGGGCGATATCCTTCTAATATTATAGGCGAAGTAATGCCTGATCATCAAAAATACTTTTACGCTCCTCGCGTAACTCGGAAAGAGCGAGGAGAATATAATGATCACCCAACACCCAAGCCTATTGCGCTGATGGCGTATTTGTCTAAAATCTACTGTCCTCCCGATCGGCTGGTTTTAGATCCTTTTTGCGGTAGTGCCTCAACGGGCTTGGGTGCCCTTAAGGAAGGCCGCAGATTTCTGGGCATTGAGAGAGAGGAGAAATACGTAAGCATTTCCGAGAAAAGAATTCAACAATACATTAACGAGGATATAAATGAATAAAGAAACACAAAAAACAATGTTTAGTTCGAAGACCGGCAACTGGGCTACCCCGCAAGAGTTTTTCGATAAGCTAAATTGGCGCTTCGGGCCATTTGATTTGGATCCGTGCGCTAATATTCACAATACAAAATGCGCTAACTTCTACACCGAAGCAGAAGACGGACTATCAAAGGATTGGTCGGACCACACAACATTTGTTAATCCCCCGTATGGAAGAGGGATTGACAAGTGGATCGAGAAAGGTTATAATACTGCTAAAGATGGAGTTTCTAAGGTGGTTATGCTGATCCCAGCCCGTACGGACACTAGATATTGGCACAATTATGTAATGAAAGCCAACGAGGTATACTTCCTTAAGGGTAGGTTAAAGTTCGGCGGAAGTGCGAATAGCGCGCCATTCCCATCAGCTATTGTGGTGTTTGGTGGCGACGGCCAGCAGATTTTCGGAGCGATGAATCGATGAATCGCAAACAGCGCCGAGCCATGGAAAAGAAGGTAGGTAAAGAAAACTCGCAAAAACTTGCCGAAAAAATTTTCCAGTTCGACCAGTTACCGGATGAATGTTTGGCCTGCTTGAAGCCGTTCGACAAGAAGAACAAAGAGATGGTAACCACATGGAATGTGGTTGTGAGAGACGAAGACACGGTAAGGCTATATTGCCCAGAGTGCTGGGACATGGCTCACCACGTTATTGAAGAATTTAAAAAGGAGAGAATGAACGATGACAGTCCGAAGAATTTCTAATGCCGCCTTAGAGGTTATATTAGGCGGTCGTACAAAACAGGCCGCTGAGTGCGTGATTAAGTTTTACTCAAATAATTGTCACTTCTGCCGTGAATTAAAGAACGATTTCGCAGAAATTTCAGATATGTTTGAAGGCGTTAATTTTTTTGCTTTCAACGCCGATGAATATCCCTTTCTAGACAAGTTGATTGATATTAATGGTGTTCCGTCGATTGCGTTTGTACAGACGGGAGCGAGTCCCTACATATCGGTACTTTCGGATCCGAAAGACACCCATAGCTTGACTTGGTATCATAAACAAGATATAATTAATTTTATAAAAAAGGAGTTGAGGTGAGAAAAACTTATTCATACGACGATGTGTTGCTTATGCCGCAATATTCTGACATCCGATCGCGTTCAGAGATCAATATATCCACCAACTTGAGCAAAGGCGTCAGACTTCAGTTACCCATCCTCGCCTCGCCTATGGACACAATATCCGAAGGGGCGATGGGCACCGCGATGGGTAAAGTTGGCGCTAGCGCAATCATCCATCGTTACAACACGATCCCAGAGCAGATAAGCGAGGTTAACAAAGTTGAGTCCCCACGCATCATTGGTGCCGCAATTGGCGTGTCTGGCGACTATCTAGAGCGCGCCAGCGGATTGGTGGATTACGGAGCAGACTTTCTTTGTGTAGATGTTGCTCACGGTCACCATATTATGATGAAAGAGGCGTTGCATGAACTTAGGAAGTTATTTGGCGATGACTATCACATTATGGCCGGCAATGTCGCAACGCTTGAGGGTATCAACGATCTTGCGGATTGGGGTGCCGATTCCGTGAGGTGTAACATTGGCGGCGGCTCCATCTGCTCTACGCGGATTCAGACTGGCCATGGCCTCCCAGGGCTCCAAACGATTATCGAATGCGCCAAGACAGACCGAGACGTTAAGATCGTTGCAGACGGAGGCATCAAAAACTCTGGCGATATGGTCAAAGCTCTGGCAGCAGGAGCAGACGCGGTGATGGTAGGTTCCCTGCTCGCAGGAACCACTGAGACACCTGGAGAAATCTATATGGATGCGAAGGGCGACCGATGGAAAACTTATCGCGGAATGGCCTCTAAGGAGGCCCAAGTAGAATGGCGCGGCAAATATTCATCTTTTGAAGGTGTGGCCACTCGTGTTCCTCACCGTGGGCCTGTTCAGATGATACTTGAGGACTTGGAGAAAGGCATTCGATCAGGCTTCTCGTATACGGGCGCAAGAAATTTGACAGAGCTTCAGGCCAGAGCCCAGTTCATTTCACAAACCACATCCGGTTTATCTGAGAGTCGCACGCACATCAATACGAGGAGTTGGTAATGTCGGAAGACGTAGCCAATCCTCATTTGGATAAGAAGGTTGCGTTTGTAGAGAACACACACCAGCACGCTAAACTTATCTTAAAGTTGCGTCACGATGGTGTTACTCAGTCAAAGTTTTTTCGCGCTATTATTGCTGGCTATCTTGATGGCGATGAGCGCATACAAAGCTACATCGATGATATGAAGCCGCAGAATAAGAAGAAGAAAGCAAAATCAAAGCAGTTAAGAGACAAAGGAAAGCAGAAGATGAAAGATTTTGGATTAGATGAAGGAGAAATAGAGAATATATTTGACTTAATCGAAGAGGAGCATCCAGAGTTATGAAAAATTTTGATGGATTGCGTGAGTGCTCTCGTAAATGTATGAAGAAGAAAAAGCAGTGCAAAGAAACAAACTGTAGATTATGGCAGGATTACCCAGATGAATATAACTGTACACTAGTCTCGGTATATGAACATGGACCAATGACATTGCGGGAGATTGCTGAGCGCGAACATTTATCGTTTGCTAGGATTAAACAAATAGAAACAAAAGCACTGAAAAAATTAAAGTCTTTAAATTTAATAGGTTGTTTCCGATTTTGAGGCGGTTATCGAAACAAGTTACTATTTATTTTTGAAGTTTATGTCATTAAACAAGGAGATTATACAATGGCTCGTAAGAAATTACTATCAGAAGGCGAGATTCGCCAGTTTATGAAGCTCGCAAACTTGCGACCTGTTGGCCAAGCTCGTCTAGACGAATTTGGACCCGAAATGGAAGAGATGGAAGAGGAAGAAGAGATCGTTGACGAGCCTGTCCCAGACGAGGCTGCTCTTGAAGAGCCTGCGTCCGATGTTCCGGCGCTCGATGAGCCTGCTGGCGATGGCGCCCCTGCTGATATCGAGCTTAGCGACCAAGATGTTGCTGATTTAGTTCAAGCGTGGGATGAGTTGGAGCCTCTAATGGACAAACTTCGCGGCGAGCTTGAAGGAGCAGCTGATGAAATGCCCCCAGTGGACATGGAAGACGAGCCTGCTGTTGACCCTATGGCTGACGCTGCTATGGATGCCGGCCCTGAATTGGACGAAGATCCTCCTGGCGCTCGCTATGATGAAGGCAAGATTGTGGCGGAAATTACCAAGCGCGTCCTTAATCGTGTGCGCTCCGAGCAGGAAGCGACCGATCGCAAAGATCAGTTAGCTGAGCAACTCGCAGAGCGTATTATGAACAGACTTACAAAGTAACTTGACAAAGTTATAAAGATGTATTAAAATAACCATTGAGGAAACTCAGTGGTTATTTTTTTGAGGTGATTATGGGACCATGGTGGCTGTACTTGCTCGATTTTGTTTTTGGGTATCTCACCCATAAAACATTTTATTTCTTCCGTTCGCTTAAAATTAGTATAGGACTAATACGCGTGTCGCAACTAGTTAGTTTAGCGGTACTATCGAGGTCAATGGAGAATTTTTATTACTCTCATACCGCTCGCCTTCGGCACATGAAGGAGAATAATGAGAGTGAAAAAAATATCAGAGACACCCGCCGCTCTTTTAATGTTGAAATTATGGACTTCAAGGAGAAAGCAGTGAAGGAGATTTTAGATTTACATCCTAAATTTTACAATTCACTTGTTGATTTCGATGATTGGAGAACTGCCATGCTGTATCTTGAAAAAAATAGAGACTTTCTACTCAAACTATTAAAACAGGGAAAAGATGATTAAAAAACTTCTCGATAAGATTAAGCCGGAAGATGAGCAAAGAATAGTGCTAGTTGATCCTGCCGCACTTTCCGCACAACAAGAGCCTGACATGCGAATCATTGGCATGTTCTGCGATGTACACGAAGAAAAGGTAGCTGAAGTCATACACGCTATGTTATATCTGAACGAGATGAACAAGCTGGAGAAAACTGAAGAGGCTAAAAAGCCCATTGAATTTTACCTTTCCACATATGGCGGTAGTGCCGACGATATGTTCGCTCTCTATGATATTATGAGAACGGTTCGTCAGGATAGCGAAATACACACATTGGGCTTAGGAAAGGTCATGTCAGCAGGCGTACTACTTTTGGCCGCCGGCACAAAGGGCAAGCGCCGAATTGCGAAGAATTGTCGCGTAATGATCCACTCAGTCGCAGCAGGAAACCACGGCAACCTTCAAGACTTAACAAATGAACTTGAAGCGATCTCGGACTTACAGCAGATGTATACCAATTGCTTAGTTGCGGAAACGAACATGACCGAGAGCGATATAAAAGATATGCTAAATCGCAATGTTAACGTCTATTTATCTGCGACGGAAGCAGTTAAACTTGGAATTGCGGATATTATTATTTAAAGGGTAGCGAATGTCAGAATTAAGAGATATATTGAGAGAAGAGTATATTAAACAGATCAACCAGCTTGATTTAAAGATGCTCTTAGAGATGGTTGAAGATGTGATGTCGCAACCACTATCTGTTACAGAAGAGATCGAGGCCCCTACAGTTGACGCGGCATCCGATCAAGAAACATTGGACATGATTCTCAAGATGATACCCAACATTGAGGTATCAGAAATCGGCTGGTCCGATGTGAGCACTACGGACAAAGGAGATGTCGTTAGCGGCCCACAACGCGCCCTGCTGGAGAATTATCTTAACAATATAGCCGGCTCTACTTTCCAAGAGCGCATTGATAATGTGGGTATGTTCTATGCTGACGGCGCCGGAATCATCAGCCAAGGCGAAAATCAATCTCGGGCCGGCCGCATCACTCAGGCCATCTCCTATCTTGTGTTCTACAAGACCCTAACAAAAGTAATTACAAACTTTAATGCTTCCTCGGCTGGTTTCAGTTTTGAGTCGTTCTTGTCTGCGCTTGTGAAAGGGCAACAAATTCAGACTGGTAGCAAAACGATCGCAGACTATACCGATAATTTAAGCGGTGAAGAAATTCCTGTGAGCTTAAAGCTATATCGCGAGGGCGGATTAGAAGTTGGCGGATCCTATACTGATCTCATTAACGACTTAGTTGAGCCCAAGTTTCAATTTAAGGGTATGCGCTATGTGGTTTGTACGAAAGATCTAAAGGGTGACGACCTTGAACAAGAGGGTGAAATTAGGTTTTGGCAGTTTGATTTCACTCTCGACAATGTAATGTGGATACTTGCCAACTCTAAAGATGTTTCAGCTGAATGCATTCGCATACCCCAAGCAGTTGTGAGTAAGCTTACAGGCAAAGGCGCCCAAGCAGGCGAGGATCAATACGAAAATATCCTGGGACTCCCAAGCAAAGCTGTAATGCCGAGCGCTGATGAGATTTATAATGACATTTACATCCCCAAGTTAAAGCGAATTTTAGCACTCGCACGCGCCAACTCTAATATATTGCCCAAAAGCTCAAGAGGGTTGTTAGATTATATTCTGCGTAGTGAGTTAGAGTTTAATAGCCTTCTTGACGAGCTTAATTGGGAAACTAATGAACAATTGTTTGATGACTATGTTGTAGTAATTCCGCACAAGAAAGGAGAGGAGCCAGAGTTAGATCCCGCCACTGGAAAGCCCGTAAAACAAAGAGAAAACAAAGGCAAGGTAAGAGGGTTATCGGCAATGAGCTTTAAGGGTGTTAATGAATGGGCAAAAGGATGGGTTGAGTCGTACTGGAAAACAATCGAAGAAAATCCCCAAAAAAATCCTCAATTATATAAGGCACTGTCAACGAATCCTAAGACTGGGCGCCCAATGACGGATTCTCAACGAAAGCCTTTCCTCAACAACTTAGCTTATGATCTGTCGGCTGTGTTACGCGCCGCCAACAATGCCAAGCGCACGTGGAAGAAAGGCGAGACAAAGGCTGCTGATTACGATGCGCGCTCAGATGATCTCAACGGAGTCCTGGGTATCTTTAGAGCATCGGAGATTGACGCAGAGCGCAAAGCAATGATTAAGGCAGTCCTAGAGACTGAAGGAGGCTTCTTATCTCCAGGCGGATCCGCAGCGTTCTATGGTAATCAGCCGACTGAATATAAAAAGATTATCTTAAAACATACTCTTGGCTATTTGACCACGCTACACTTTTCTCTTAATCAGAAGCAGGCAACAGATAAGGCGCCCCCTGGCGAAACCAAGTATGATAAAGATGATAACACAGGAGAGGACGTTAAAGTACAAGGTGGAGTAGGTGCTGATTACCTGGGAGAGATTAAAGTGGGATCTAAGTATGTGGCAGAAGCCTTGGCAGGAGTACGAGACATTCTCAACGAAGAGATACTTGAGATTTTTCAAGCACTTAAAGCGCTTTCGGATAGTCTCAATGGTTTTTTCGCGGGAGGTCTAAAGGATGATAGCTTGGCCAGCGCCGCAGTCAGCAACGCCAATAGTATTAGCTCCACGGAAGTTTTACAAGCTCCTGGCGGCGGTAAACAGATGCCGCTACCTTTTGATAAATAAACCAACAAATAACCTTGACAAAAAACAATTCAGGGATTATAATATAAACTAACCATGAGGGACCAATGACCAGAGCTTATGATGACAATCAAACTCTACAGCAGAAGATTATTAAGGGCGCAAACGTACTAGCAGACAACGTAGCGTCAACACTCGGGCCAAAGGGCCGCAATGTTCTGCTAAAAGAAAAGGATAAGCAGCCATTTATTACCAAGGATGGTGTGACGGTTGCTCATTTTGTGGCATTGGAGGATCCATTTGAAAATGCAGGCGCTCAAATCTTACGTCAAGCAGCTATTGAAACAAATAATGAAGCTGGCGATGGAACCACCACATCTACGATATTGGCTCGCGCCATACTCAGAGAATCACAAAGATTCATTGCGTCTGGTATCTCCCCTGTCGAGTTACAACGTGGCATCGATTTATCTGTTAGGGAGGTGGTAGGCAATTTGAACAAAATGGCACAACCTGTTAAGAGTATGGAAGATATCAGACACGTTGCCACCATTTCTGCTAATAATGATGTGATCATCGGAGATTTAATAGCAACAGCGGTCGATAAAGTGGGCCAAGACGGCTCTATCTCTATTGAAGAATCGCGCTCGCTAGATACGTCTTTGGATATTGCTGAAGGATTTAAATTTGGTTCTGGGTTCTGCGCCGGGGCCTTCATTACTGATGAGCGCCGAAGCATGATGCGCCACGAAGAGCCTCTCATTTTGGTTACAGATCACAAGATCTCTTCGGTGGAGCAAATCTTACCCGTCTTGGAACTAATATCGCGAGAGAACCGTCCGCTTATCGTTATAGCTGAAGATATCGAAGGCCAAGCGTTGGCTGCTATGATCATGAATGCGATTCGCGGCACCCTCAAAGTAGCGGCGGTAAAGGCGCCAATGTACGGTGAGGAAAGAAGAAGCATCTTAGAGGATATAGCTGCCTCAGTCGGCAGTACCTTTATTACTCGCGAGAGTGGAGTTAAACTTTCTGACGTCAAATTGCAGCATCTCGGCACAGCAAAGTTCATAGAGAGCACGAAGCATTTTACGACGATCGTGGGAGGTCACTGCGATCACGAAGCAGTCGAAGATAAAATCGCTAGCTTGAAACACTTAATTAAGCAGACGGATGATTTAAATGAATGCGCGAAGATTCAAGA